CCAAGAACGTGTATAAGGTTATCACTAGAAAAGGTATGATTCCGGCTGCAAACCAAGTTTCTCAAATTGGTTTGATCAGAACGGAGATTTCCATACCAGCTGGTGCTGATGCCTATGATGCAGCGAATGTTCGTGCTGCTCTTAGTCTTCATATTGGCTATCTCCTGCAATTATCCGCAGGTGTGGGTGATACCGCGACTAGCGGTCTCCTTTAATAGCCACCTTATTCATTTTTAATCTTGGAGATGTGTTATGAGCAGAGCTCTCACACAACCGTTATATGATGCATACAAAAGCGATTATATATCTTCTATGTCTTCTTGCACTAGTGACTCTGAGCGGTGGCGAGTTGCCTACCGTTTCGATAACATGTTTAAGAAGTTTACCGGCCACATTCCCGGACGGGATGTGATTTCTGACGAGACCAGAGCTACGGAAGCTCTGAATAAATTTCTCGCCTCAAACTCAGCATGCGTGCTTGACTTCAAGCCTTCTAAAGAGATGCAAACCATCTTCGAAGAAGCGCGTGTCGATCTTGCACGTATGTTTGAGAAAGCCGGATACGATATCCTATCGTATGAAGATATTGCTCTACACATGCACCCAGGACCTGGAGCTTCTAATGGCTCCAGAGGGCGCACTTATGCTGGTAAACTCCAGCACTGTGTAGCGGCTACTTCGGAATTCGTACTTGATACGTGGTACCGAATTGCTTATGCGCTTAACCCTCCTGCTGCGAAAGCTTTAAGGAAGGTCAGGACGAAAGTCCTATCATATAACACCCTTCTTACAGTTCCTAAGACTTATCAGGTCGATAGGGTGATCTGTAAGGAGTGTTTGGCTAATTCCGAAATGCAACTTGCAGTTGGTACTCTTATTGAAGAGACACTGTATCGTGGCACCGGAATGAACCTATCGGATCAGCAATCTTTCAATCGCCGATTCGCTCTCCTTGGGTCATCTAAAAAGACGTATGCAACCATTGATCTATCTTCGGCCTCAGATACTATTTCTTGTGGCTTCGTAGATTATATGTTTGCATATGTTCCTTCTGTCCTGAACTGGATGAAGGCGCTTCGTGCACCTTCAACGAAACTTCCTAGCGGTGAGTTATTACCACTAAGAATGTTTTCATCGATGGGTAACGGTTTTACTTTTCCGTTACAAACACTCGTCTTTTCATGTCTCATGCGTTCACTTTATAAGCACGAGGGTATTGTACCGCAGATGCGCTACAACGCCAATCTTGCTGTGAACGGTGATGACATAATCGTAATCGATAGCCTGTCGGAGAAAGCACGTGCTATTCTCTGTGAATCGGGTTTCTCTGTTAATTTCGAGAAATCGTTTCATCATGAATCTCCTTTCAGA